GCGATCGTGCGCCATGTCGCGTTGAAGTAATCCGACCGCATGACGCGCGCCTGGTAGTCTGGAAGCTTCTCCCCGGTCAGCATAGGCAGGTAGCGCACGCCGGCAGACTGCACCGCGCGCTGGCCGCTCACCGCGTCCTCGCAGCGCTGCCAGACCGGCAGGTACCCGTCGTATTCGTGATGCGTATTGCGGACGCCCTTGGCCATTAGATGCCTCCAAGTTGGATGCGCTGGATGCCCCTGCTGCGGATCGGAAATTTGTAGTGGATGAAGTAGCCCGCTGCGTCGCAGTTCGACGCCACCGGGCCATGCTCGGTTAGTTTGAAGCAGCCAAATTCAGGAGCCGTCAGGCAGTGAACGGCCCGAACGCCTAGCGGGGAAACAGCCGTCACAACGCTTGCGCGTGCTATAGCGATTGGCCCGGAATCCGGTCCCGCACTGGATGCACTGGCGGTCAACATCGTCAACGCCACTCTGCCTTCGTGCATGGGCTTTGCAGGCTGGGGAGCAGTAGACGGAGGCGGAAGACTTGACGCTGAGCTTGGCATCGAAGCCCTTGCCGCAAGCCGAGCAAGTAGCGGGAAATGTGCCGCGAAACGCTGGCGCAGTTGCCGCGTAATGCTCGCGATGCCATTCGCGCCCCTCGTCGGAGGCGTGCCATGATTTGGTCCGGTGCTGATACTTGCGGCCCATTGCGGCGATCTCGTCGCTCCGCTCATGCCCGTGATGCTCGCCGTGGCTGCTTGCGGCGATGCACTGGAGGTTTTCGATCTGGTTATTGGATCGATCGCCGTCGATATGATGGATATGACATCCGTCAGGGATTGCGCCGTTGTGCGCGAGCCAAACCGCGCGATGAAGGCGGCGCTCCAATTTCTGGCTAGAGTTTGAGAAATACTGGCCGGAACGATAGTATCGGATGCCGTTAAATTCCTGCTGACTTTCACTGACGAGACGCACGCGCGGCCCAGTAAATCCTTCGCTTGCACCCATGATCCATCCTCCGTCAGGAACTTATGATCTGTGGTGCAGTCTATAAAGTAACCGTCCGCGAATGTCACGCGAACACATTGCTTTTCCCCGGTCTTTCGTGCTGAGTGGTATGGCGTGAACTGCCCGTCAGGACCGCGCACAAGCCCCCTTGCCGGAAGCTCATCAAACCGGAACGCGCCCGCCCTGGTTTCGACCATCGTGTCTGCAGTAAAGCAAACATGGTCGAACCCAGCGGTCTTGTCCGGTTCTCCATTCTTGTCGTAGGCCTGCTTTTCGAGGCCCTCGACGAACGACGGGCAGTTATCGACATTGACCCGCATGCGGCGCTTGCCGTCGCTGTGGATCATCTGGTTGACCGCAAGCACGCGATCCTTGACCGGCGGGTTCGAGGACGGGGCAAACACGGAGAACTTCGCCGCGCGCAACAAGGCGATGTCGGATTCGCTGGCATTCACCGAGCGACGCGATCCGCCAGAGCTATCCGGGTAGACGTAGATCGCGTGGCCGACATAGCGCGACTTGATCGCCGCGATCATGGCCGGCGTGTCCAACAGCCCGGCCAGTTCATCCACGGCGTGCGGGTCGCCATCGCGCAGCACGAACACGACGGCGGCCATGCGACCGACGTTGAAGTCCATGCCGATGTGCAACGGCTCGCTTGTGCGGATGCCTTCGCCCAGCGGCGCGCGGTTTAGCGCACGGTCGAACTCGGCATAGACCGAGCCAGCGGTGAGGTTGACGAACTCGCCATCGAGATAGGCCGCCAGCAGGTTCGCCGGATACGAAGCGCGCAAGCTGTCGATGTAGCCATCGGGCAGGTTTGCCGCGTTGCTCATCGTCGAGGCTTTGATGAGGCGATAGCCGTCGGCCGGGTTCTTCTTCCAGCGTTCGTAGACGAAGCGGAAGCCTTCGGGGGTTGTGGTCACGCCAACGGTGTTGAGTGCCCCGTCAGGCTTCTTCTGGCGGTTGCGCCCAAGGATCTTGTTCCACGCATCGCGCGCCTTGTCCGTGGCGAGAACGTCCAACTCGTCCACGTTGCTGTCCGCAACTTCGTAGGCGATGATGCGCGAGGGGTTGTCCAGCGTGCGCGCGATGACAAGCCCATGGTCCGCGATGTCGATCACGTTGTCGTTCTTGTTGATCTTGTGGCGCATCTTGAGCTTGTCCAACTCTTCCTCGATGCGCGGGTAGAGCATCCGGGCGACAAGATCGTAAGTCGGCAGGTAGTACGCGACGTTCTGCTTCGGGTAAGACAGCTTGCGGGTCAGCGTGCGCCAGATTCCGGCGTGCGACTTGCCCGAGCCAAAGCCCGCCACGAAAGCCGGGAACTGCTCTTCCGCCGTCACGAAATCGAACTGCGGCGCGGTGAGGCTAACGTCCATCGGCTTCGTCCGGCTGACGGATCAGATTGATCGTGATCGGACCATCTGGCGCTGATAGCTCCACCTTGTCCTTGAACATGCCCAGGTGCTTGCCGAGAAGTTCAAGCGACTTGTTCGCTCCATTGGCGTTGAACTCCCAAACGTCGCGCCCCTCTTCATCGGTAGCCTGGCAGCGCTCCTTGCCTTGCCCCACCATGACCGGCGCGCGTTGCATGCAGCGCTCCACAATCTCGGCAAGATTGGTGATGACGTAATCGACCGTGATTTCCGTGCGGTCGGCGCGAGCGGCTTGCGCTGCGGCGATGGCTTCTGCGATTTCAGGTTTGCTTAGGTTCTCATAGCCGATCGCGTAAGCCGTGTTTTCGCTGTACCCAGCACGAATGGCCGCCTGAGTAGCATTCAGGTCGATCAGATATTCGGTAACGAAGCGCTGCTGTTTGGGTGTCATCGCGCGCGAACCCTACCCGATCCGCGCCGCCTCGAAAGTTGGCGTTAAGCGTCCTCGTCTTTCGGCTCAGCAGTCTTCCGCAACCACTCGATCATGCGGTTGCGCAGTTCGATTTCATGCCTGATCGAGGCTTCGAACTGTTCCTGCATCATCGGGATTGCCAAATTCAGCCTCTGGAGGCCCCGTAGAGCGCTTTCCTCTGTCGGGTGGGCCGCGAGTACCCGATCAGCCTTCAACGCGCTGTACGGCACGCTCTCGACCGAATAACCGCTATCCGTGGAGACGACGCACCACGTGCTGAACAAGCTGGCGATGGGAGATGTCACGCAGCCAGTCGTATCCGCTTCTGCCGCCCTTGTCCAACGCGGGCGAGCAAACCACGCCGCTCAAGTCGGGCCACGACGCGGCAGACATCGGCGTTCGCGCTGAACCCCAGTGCATCCCGGATCGCCCCGTAGCTGGGCACGTCGCCTTGCACCGCGAGGCTGGACCGCACGAAGTCAAGCACCTGGTGTCCGCGATAGCCGAGCGTGCGCATCACCCGAACCTCCCCTTGCCCATCCTGCGCACCGTCGCCCGATAATCGTCAGCCGCCAGCACAGTCACGATCGCATGATCCCGCACCACGATCCTGCGCCCGCTCGCGATCCGCACGAAGCACTCGGCCAGCCCGGCGAAGTCAGCGGCGATGTCGAACACGGGGCCGGCGAGGAGGGCGCGCGCCTCGTCCTCGGTGCTGAGGCCGGGGATGCGCTCCATGGCGCGGGACAGGGCGTGGTGGGTTATGTGGGTCATGGGCAGGTGACTTCGACTTTTAGCCGGCGTCCTCTTTTTCCCTTCACCGGCTTGTTGGGTTTCCGGCAGCGCACACAGCGACGATTGATTGAATGCGCGGACAGACCAGTCTTGGCTACAAAGCTAACACCGCAAGCCGGGCAGGCGCTTTCCCAAACGAGCAACGCTGACGCCACACCATCCTGGCGGATGTAAGGTTCAACATCGCGCAGTTCATAGACCTGTTCGTCGAGGCGAAGCACTGTGCCGACCTCGGGCGCAGCGTGAAAATTGATTAGGGTCATCGAACCATCTCCAAGAGGGGTTTCGGGGTGGCCCCCAGGCCGGGCCCCGAAAACCCTCTGTAAGAGAGGGGACGTCATCGGATACGTCATCGGACGTCGCCGGGACGTCATCGGGACGTCATCGGAAAATGCAATTTTTAGGTCATCGGTTTGATTTTTAACCATTTTCCGAATCTCGTTCTGAGGTCATCGGGATTTCAGCAGACGTCATCGGGAGGTCATCGGGAACCGATTTGGCACTTTTTTGGTCATTCGAGACCACTTCACGGATGCCATGAGCGCCCTTTCCTTCGCCCCTGAACACCCACAAGAACCCCCTCTCGATCGCCTTGAGACGCCACAGACGGTCCATGGCCTGCTCCAGTTGTTCAATCGTGCAGCCGCGTGCCTCGGGCATCTCAGCAAAGATTTTAGGCGCATAAGTTCGCGACGATTTGCTTTCGGAAACGGCGCGCTGCTCCTTGTTCCGCTGCCTGAGGCAGTCGAGGAAGCAGTCGTTTTCGAAGTTGGCGCGGCTGATTTCGCGCAACTGTTTTGCCGTGTCCTCGGGCAGATCATCGTCACGAACGAACGCCCATTGATGCCACCTGAAGTAGATTTCCTCGCCGCGCTTGCCGTAATTGGCCTTCGATTTTCGCAGCACCCGGCCATCGTCACCGAGGAAGTTTCCAGCCTCGTCCTTGTCGGCCCAATCGAGGAACAGGCGGTTGCGGACGTGAGCGCTCCAGCCCGTGGAGCCGCTATATTCGTTGCCCTGCTTGTTGCCCTGCGAGTGCTGCTTGTTCGGATGCGCCAGCAGCACGACAGCGCCGTCCATCGCCTCAGAGAGGCGCTCCAGAAGCCCCAGGAACACCGCGACATCGTGGCGGGCGTTCTCGTTGCCGGTGAACAGGTGCGCGGCGTTGTCGAGGAACAGAAGGCCCGCCTTGAAGTCTGTGACCAGCCTCTCGATTTGCCGGAAGCGCTCGGTGACGCTGATACGCCCCTGCTGGTCGAAGATGCCCAGTTCGTTGCCCTGCTGGCCCTTGAGCGAGACAAGAAGCAGCTTCCCGTCCAGATCGGCCATGGTGATGCCCAGCGCCCGGTTGATATCTTCCTGCCTGCGCCAAAGTTCCTCTATGGGATCTTCGCAAGTCGTGTAGACCGTGTTCGTGCGCTCGGTCTCAAGCCCAAGGAACGTGATGCCGAGTGCCGCGCACGTCGCCATCTGCTGGCCGATCAGCGACTTCCCGACGCCTTCCTGTCCGCTCAGCAGGCCGCACGCGCCGCGCACGATCCATCCGGGGATGATGAACCGACGTTCCGGGGGCTTGGCGGTTCCCCATTCGCCTGGGCTGACAACGCCGGGGAGGGGGGGCAGATCGTCCTGCGCCGCCCCGATGTCCTCCATATCAATCTCAGCCTCTCCAGCGGCTTCTAACCACTCGGGCGGCTCATCGTAAGGTGGCGGTTCGCTCAACCACGCTGGCGGCTCTGCCTGGGGCAGATAGACCACGTTCGCGGCCCTGCGCTCCGCCCCAAGCGCGCGATACGCCGCCTTGTGGTCGCCGCCGTGCTTGTAATGGACGTACAGGTCGTAGGCGTCGCCATAGCAGCCGGTGCGGCATTTCTCGCCGACACCTGCCGCAGCGTCGGAGGCCGACAGCGAGACCCACTTGCTGTCCATGATCCGGGTTGCGTATGTCTCGCCGGTCTGATGCGGCGACCGCCAGTCTTCGGCGCTGCGCGGCGATTGCTCGTAGCCGCACAGTTCCAGCATGGTGGCCACGCTGTTCGCCGCGTTGAAGTCTTCCATAAGCGACGCGCCGTCGCCGCGCGGCTTGTTTGCCCGGCGCTTTTCGGCCTCGGCACGAATCTGCGCGCGGGTTCGCTCGTCCTCTGCCCGACGCTGCCGGATCGCGGCGACACCGCCGGCCACCGCGCCTTGGTCGAGGCGCAGGCCCGGCTTGTCCGTGCCGCTCGACGTGGCCGTGTAATAGAGCGGCCTGCCGTCCTCGCCGCGCAACGGCTCGCCGGATTTATGCTCGGCCGGGACGTTGGGCAGGAACACCGGCTGTGCGGCACGAGCCAGCGCGTGGTCCATGGCGAACCCGCGCGCCTCCATGAACGCGAAGAGCGAAAGCTGCGCATCGTGCCAGGTTTCGAACGGGTGATCGCCATCGAGCGGCAGGATGATCCGCCAGCGCATGTTCCCCGGCCGCGCGTTCGGGCTGCTGTAGACCAGCCAGGCCGCGTCACCGGCGAAAGCCTCCACTGCCTCGACGACGGACGTCATGGCGTGGTCGCCCTTGTCGATGTCGCCAGTCAGCGCCACGAACCGGCCATGCTGCCGCTGCGCCTCATGCTCGCGCGCGTCGTGGCTGCAATAGAGCGATGGAACGAACGCCGGGCCGGTGATCTTCGACTTGTTCCAAGGAGTCATGTCGAAGAACGTGGCGAGCGGGCGCGTGTCATAGTCCGCGCCCGTGTCGATATTGCTATCGTACAGGCCCTTGAAGACCGTCACTGCGTGGCGGTTCCATGCGGGTGAGTTGTCTTCCACAGGGCGGGTGCTCATGTTCAGTCGAGGCCCAACGCCGCCTTGTACAGGTCAAGGATGGTTTCCATTTCGCGCCGGTCATCGGGCTGCATCTTGCGTAGGGCGATGACCTTGCGCATGATCTTCGCGTCATACCCAACGCCTTTTGCCTCCGCGTAGACATCGCGGATGTCGTCGCCGATGCCCTTCTTTTCCTCTTCGAGGCGTTCGATGCGCTCGATCAACAGGCGCAGGCGGTCGTCGGTCGCATTGGCGTTGTGTCCGATATTGTTGCTCATTCAGGCCTCCGTGGAATAAGCGTCATCCCCCGCGCCGCACGCATTTCGTTAGCGAGGTCGATGACGCGGTTACGTTCGCGGTTGGCGCGGTGCCGGGCCAACTGGCTGGCGGCAGTCGATGCGCTTGGCAGCGCGGGTTTGCGCCAAGGCCATGCCCAGCGGATCACGCTGCAATCCTCCCCTGCACAGGCGCCCCAAGCGATCGCAGCCACTCCAACGCCGGCTTGACCGTGTAGAAACAGGCGGCCTTGAAGCCCTTGCGCGTCATGTCGTTGCCGAACGCGATTTGCTCGGGCGACAGCTTGCCGGGACGTCCGCGCACGCTGAATCCCTTCCACTCGATCCACGCGAGTGTCGCCGGGCAATCCTCGGTGGCGTCCGCGATGTCCCAGCAGATGAACGTGTCGAAGGTGCCGGGCTTGAGGCCGGTACGCTTCATCTGGCGCTGTTCCTCGAACCCGCGCTTACCCTCGTTGCGGACGGCACGCACCGTGATCTTCGGAGACGTGCGGGCAAGGTACGTGACGAACGCCGCCTGCCGCTCTTCCTCAGGCCACAGCTTCGGATCAGGCCCTGGCTTGCCGGGCGTTTCGACGAAGAACAGCGGATCCTCGACAAGCGGCGATTCCAGCGCGTCGAGATCGGCGAGGGTCATGTGGTCAGCCACCGTGGTCCTCCCGCTCGATCCGGGCCCTCAGGCGTGCGCGAAGTTCGGCCAGCAGCCTCGGCCGCTCACGCAGGTTCGCATGGCTGCGCGCAATACTCTCCACCATGGCGTCGGTCAGGTGACTGATCGGCGCGGTGTCGATCGCTGAAAACGCCTGCGTGCGGTTATACTCGCGGGTCATTTGCTGGGCAGCGTGCTGTGTTTTGCGGCGCGGATAGGTCATGCGGACGCCCTTTTGCGCCGCATATGATGATCATCCCCGAGAGCGAGTGTTGCTTTCCGCCTATCGCTGCTGCACATCACCAACCTCAAAATGGCAAGTCGTCATTGAGTTCATCGGCCCAGCTTGACTGGTCGCCGCCCGCCTGCCGCTGTTCACCCCGCCCGCCCGAAGCCGCGCCGCCATTGCCACGCTGCCCGCCGTCCCGCGAGCCGCCGTCCTGGCCCTTCGCGCCATCGAGCATGGTCAGCACCGCGCCGGGGCCTTGCAGCACGACTTCGGTGGAATAGCGATCCTGGCCGGACTGGTCCTGCCACTTGCGGGTCGCCCATTTACCGCTGACAAATATTTTCGACCCCTTCTTTAGGAATCGCTCGGCAACGCCAACTAATCCATCCGAATAGATGGCAATGGAAACCCACTCGGTCTTTTCCTTGCGCTCGCCTGTAGTCTTGTCCTTCCAGCGCTCGGAGACGGCGAGGCGTAGATTGCATACACGCCCCCCGTTGGCGAACGACCTGACCTCAGGGTCTGCGCCGAGATTGCCAATAAAATCACATCTATTCAGCATAGCGGTTCTTCCAAAAACACGTTTCCTTTGCGTGCAAACGCGCGTGTTCTCTCGCTGAGAGCACCTCTAGGTTTTCGATATTGTTGTTCATGGTTGAGCGGTCTCGATGATGGACGTGCTCATCTGTGGCCAAACGCCTCCCAAGACTGGCCTCGACCACTGCTCGATGTACGAGTTTTCCGGCGTTCTCACCGTTCGCGACGGAGCGCGTATAAGAGAGATACCGCCCATTGCTCGTGACCCCACCCTTCCAACTATGGTTTTTGGGTCCAACGAGTTCTCGCAAAATAGCACGCACATGAGTTGGACAAGAGCGTCCAGTGTGAGCGCGCGAAATCTTCTCGCGCACTTCCAGCCTGGAGTGCGACAGTCGCTTCCCCTCGCTCATTGTGCGGATAGAGCCGCCTGCCTCGACAATAATGTCGGCGATATTGCTAGACGATCTACCAAGGAGACGGCCAATTTCCGTAGTAGAGCGTCCATCAATATAGAGGAATAGTACTTCCTGAGGCGTAAGTACGGTGGGGCGCTTGGCTGCGCATCGACGTGAGCAAAAATTGCTCCTGGCCCATTGCGCCTCGGAATACTTCCTGAGCCTATGGTAGGTCTCCCCACAATAGGCGCAATTTTTGACGCTGCCTGCCATGTCAGTACGCTCCGAGATATCTGCGTTCACGCTCGATCGCCCGCACGAACACCCGGCTCGCGATGTCCATGTCCGCGCGCATCTGATCGCCGCGCCAGTCGAAGCCCTTGGCCGTGTATCCGGGCGCGAGCTTGCCGCGCCGAAGCCGGGCGACGTCGGACTGGTGGACAGCGCGGATGTGGGCGATGGTTTGCAGGCTCGGCGCGGAGTGGAACTCCGACAGGATGTGCGAGCGGACCTTGCGGTCGCAGGCGATGTAGCTGACCAGACAGCGCGCCATGGCCTC